GAATTAAGTCTAAACGATTAATCATTACGTTGACTTCGTTGGTCACTGGAGTATTACCCATTCCAGGAAGAGTTACTGTATCAGCCGGAGTGCTGAGCACATTAGCACCTGATGACGATACACATGAACACAGAAAGTCAAGGTCTAAGTTTGGTATTATCGATTATCTGGCAACGCACCATTATTATTTGTGGAGTCCGTTAGAGAAAACAATTATTGTACCAATGGCAGCTTTAGGGTTATCTTACTTAGAGATGTTGTCATATACTGCGGGACTATTAGCAATCACTGTATTTTACATTGGTTGGTATATATTCGGTAAGATGAGTGAAGACGATATTGTATTGAATGTTAAACCAGAACCCGTTAAATGGGAAAGGTTGATATTCGGAGCGATGCCTCTTTTCCTTGCTATCGCAGTGCTTGTTGCTGGTGCCACCCATTGGATGGTATTTATGACATTGACTTTGTATTATATTATGTATTCTGGTATTTTTAGTTTAACTAAATTAAACTCCTTTGTGAATTGGAAATTGATTGGTGTACTTGCGTTAGTTATTATTGCGTCTAACGTAGTGAAATCTAATTATTCTGAAATTAAAACGTTTCTAGAAGCATCTTCGGTTTTGGATATGAATACTTTGATTGGATTTATAAGTATTTCTGCTATTGCATACGGTTCTTCGTTTTTATTGGGATCGTCTGGTAAATATGCAGGTATTGTTGCGTTACTTGCTATGATATATGGAGTTGAGTACCTGACGTGGTTTATTGCGTTAGAGTTCTCAGCATACTTAATTAGTCCGACACATAAGTGTACTCATATTGGTCGAATGTATTTTGGCACAAGTATGAAGAAATATTATGCTGTTGTTAGTTTATGGACTGCAATTATGATTGGTTATGCAGCCTTGGTAACATTGCCGTAATTATTTAAACCACCTTCGGGTGGTTTTTTTACGTCGGTTTTAAGAGCCTTGTTTATATAAATATAGTAATTACGTAAAGAAATTATTACAAGGACATTCCCAAATGGATGATTTAAACCACATTAGGGACTCTATTGATATTATGAAAGAACGAATCACCCGTCTCGAAGAAAAGATGAAGACTGTTTATCACAGAACAGAACGCATTGAGGACAAGTTGGATAAGTTGATTGAGCAAGGACAGGGTCAAAATATAGACATTGCTACAAATCAGATTCACATTGGAAACGGTGAGAGGATGTTTTGGCTAGTTGCGTCTGCGGTAATTGGATTAATTATGTATTGGTTGAAGGGGTAATATATGATAGAAACGTTATTTAATATAGAGATGTTGTTGAGTATTTTTGCTTCAACATTAGGTTTGGGTGGATTCTTTTTCACATTGAAGCATAGAATGTATTACTCAGTTTGGGCAAGGAGTTCAATTTTAATGGGTTCTATTACATCGTTAGCACATTTATATAATTTTGAGTATATAAGAGAAACATTAATGTTATCCGAATATGCTATTGTTTGTATTATGACTCAAACGATGTTTAGTTTATCAATATTATTATTCACGTTTACAATATTAAGATTCAAATGGAAATGGCAAGTTGACGTACATAAACATTGTACATCGTCAGATTGTCCGTTAGTAATGAAATATAAATAGTATTAAAATAAGAGAGATATTATGGCAAAGGTACAGTCAGCAACAGAATTAAAAGAATACGCATATCGTAGGTTGGGTTATCCAAAGGTAGAAATACAAGTGGACGATACTCAGGCAATGGATCGTATTGACGACGCTGTTCAATTATTCATCGAACGTCATTTTGACGGTGTTGAAGAAAAGTATATCACTATAACGTTTGATGCTACTGACGAGGCAAACCAATATATTACTATGCCTGACGACGTTATCGCAGTGACACGCATATACGAGCCGGGTCGTTATTCATCAGAAGCAATGAGTGATGTTCGTTATAAAATTATGTTTGACCAAATGTTCGATATGACTAAAGTTAGTATGCAATACTACGAAATGACTATGCAGAACTTATCAATGATTTCTGACTACTTTAACCCTGATAGAACATTCACATTCAATAAAGCAAACAACCGTTTATACTCTCATTCTGGAACTATCTTAGGTCCATCGTGTAAAGTTAAAGGTGTTTGTTCTGTTGTTGCTCATACTACTGAAACCGACTGCGTCGCTGCGGCTGCGACGTGGACTGCGTATGATACGGAGACTAAGTGTACCACAGCCGGTTCATTATGGTATGAAGGAAGTGTTATGATGCTACGTGGGTTTGTTGGATTACACCCAGATGAGTCAACTGGTTATGCCATTGACGTATATAACGACGAATGGATGAAAAAGTACACTACTGCTTTAATTAAAAAGCAATGGGGTTCTAACATGAAGCAATACGATGGTATGCCACTTCCTGGTGGAATCGTTGTAAATGGTCAACAACTATTTGATGAAGCAAACGAAGAAATTTTAAGACTTGAAGAGCAATTCTCACTTGAGTATGAGATGCCAACTAACTTCTTAGTAGGTTAAGACTATGGGTATGTTTGATAATATGTCCAAATCTCCAATGATTAAGGACATGGTAGAAGAAATAGTAGAAACGATTGGGTTTTCTGCTAAGTATCTTCCACGCAAATATAAAAATCTAGATCCGATCTTCGGTGAGGATCCAGTATCACATTTTGATACGGTTTGGACATTAAACATACTAGTTGATGAATATACCGACTACGGGGATGTTGGAGATTTCTATTCTAAATTCGGTGTTCAAGTAACAGACGAAATGAAAGTGTCTTTTACTAAGAAAGCATTCGCCGAGCAAACAGTTGCTACGGACGACGATATGCCGATTGCAGGTGACTTATTGTACTTTGGTGACCTTGAGGCATTGTTTGAAGTATCGTTCGTAGGCAACGATTCTTCGTTCTACCCTACACCCGATGGTCCACAACACGTATGGCAGCTGAACCTTAAACCTTGGGAATATGGTCATGAGAATATTGACGTTACTGACACAGAGATTGAAGGGTTAGAAGCAGATATTAAAACTAATTTGAATAATGAATTAGGCACACCAGATTGGGATTTGGAAGACGACGATGTATTAAACTTCGAAGAAATGAATCCATTCGGAACAATAGGATAATAATATGTTTGGGACCACTTTTTATCACGGAACGACACGTAAACTTATTGTTGCCTTTGCTTCAGTATTTAATAACATTCATGTTCAAAGGAAGGAGCCGGGTGCTAGTGGAACTATTACCGACATTAAAGTTCCTATTGCATATGAGTCACAACAGAAGTATATCGCAAGGTTAATAAAAGATACTGCTAAGAACAGACAAGTCCCTAGAATGGGATTTATAATGAATGGTATGGAAATTGACCCAAGCCGGTCAATGAACCAAATGAATGAATTGACATTTGTACATGGTTCGGACGATACTAAAATGCATAAGATTTTTGCACCAATTCCATATAATTTTAATTTTACGTTAGATATTTACGTAGATTATATGGATGACGGTCTTCAGATTATTGAACAAATCGTTCCGTACTTTCAACCAGATTTCAACGTTGTTATTGAAGAAATACCAGTATTAAATATCGAACGTGATATACCTATTGTTTTGGGTGGTGTTACAATGACAGATGAATTTGAAGGTGAATTTGGTGAGCATAGAATTGTCAATTGGACGTTAGATTTTGTAATGAAAGGTTGGGTTTATCCTCCTGTTAAGGATGGTAAAATTATTAAACAAATCATTGCAAATTACAAATTACCTAAAGACGGTGGCGATTTTGATTTATCAGACACTACTACAATTCTAGAACAAGTTAAAGAAACAGTAGATCCACTATCTGCAGGTGTAGATGACGTGTGGACTACTAAAGTTGAAGTTGGTCACCCAGACGATCCTAATGATGCAACAGACGTTGACACCATGAGTGAAGTCAATTGGCCAGTAGATTAGATTATGAGATTATATTATGACAAAGAAAACGATTGACGAAAAATTAAATGAAGAATTACTTTTAGAAGCAGAAGATATCCTTGCTGAGTTTGAACACCCAGAAGATGTCGAAGTTGTTGAAGTTGAAGTATTAAGTTCAGGGAAAGAACGTGGACTAACACCAAGAATTGAAGTTGATTCAAATCCAACAACTGGTGATTTAAGTGAAGATTATCGATACGTTAGAGATAAT